CAGAGGCACCACGGAAGGGCTTGGTGCGCTCTTCCATGCGCAGGCCCAGCAATTCCAGGCCCTTGGCGTACATCTGCTCCCAATCCGACCGCGATCCCTTGTCCGCCTCGAACATCGCCGAGACATCAATCGCAATCCGACCGAGGTCATCCGGGTCTACAACCTCCGCAAGGTTCGCGTAGAAGTCAACTTCCTTCGCGGCCTCCGGGCCAATCTCCACAACCGCCCCGCCATCCGGCTCCAGAACGATCTCGATCTCCGGCGCCTCCTCTGGCGCACCCTCGGCAATGACCAAGATGCCTGCGTCAGGGGCTTGGTTGATCGCTTTATCAATTGGCATGTTGATATCCTAACGTGTTGTCGGCGCCAGCGCAATTTTGTATTGCTGCAATGAGGGCGGCAGATACATATCTGACTCGCGGATCAAGATCGGTTTAATAACTTCTGTGAGGAACTGATAGACCTCGGGTTCGTAGTCTACAGGGGCCGTGTTCCCTGTTGCGCGTCCATTGCCCTTGACCTGGCTTACAACCGGACCACGCTCCGTGTTTTGCACTTCAACCGTCGTCACAGGGCGATTTCGGTTGTCCCGTAAGGTGTAGATCGACACATCCCCCGAAACAAACTCCTTGTGCTTAGACGGGCCATACGAACCGCCTTTGGCATATCCGCCAACAGAATGCCCGATGTATGCACCCTCGGGTGCCGTGGATTCCGCATCGTTAATCTTTTTCCAAGCAAACCCAGCTCGCGGGCTGTCCTCGCCGAAGCTCAACAATGGCGCACTCACGCCCTCCGCAAACACTCGATCCGGGACACGACGTCCGGCCTTGATGTCGTCGACCAAAGCCTCACGCTCCAGGAACTGCTTGTTGTATTTGGCGGATTCCTTCAATGCGTCTTCAAAGCGAAGACTGTTGATTTTGTTCGGCGGTAATGTGCCCAGATAGCGCACGAGTGCGGTTTCATCCAACGCATAACGAAGCGCCCCACCAGGCTTAACCTCGTAAAGCGGTTCGCCTTTTTCAATCGCCATCGCAAACTGTTTTGGAAGCTGGCCCTTTTTGTACTGCTCAAACAACCGTGTGGGCACATCCTGGTATACACCACGAAGCTTTCCTTCGGCACTCGGCACCGCGTAAGTCATGTTGACATTCGCTTCTCCAGGAGGAATCCCCTGCGCCATCATTTCTTCAATCTGCCGCTCTTTTAGTTCGCTTTGTCTTGCACGCCCGACTTCACTCAGCATGTTAAATTCTGGATCAGCCGAGGCTTGGTCGCTGGGGTTGAAAACGTAGGTGTTTACTTTCGCAAGCTCGTCGTATTTGCGCGCAAGGTCTTCCGACAGCCGCGGGTACTTTGGAAAGAATTGCTTTTGCCCAGTGACCGGGTCAATGCGCTCCTTACCAACAGCAAGCTGATCCAACGCGTAATCCGGGAACTCCTTGGCAAGCTGCGTGTTGGTCAGCTTGCCCTCCTTGATGGCCTTGAACACCGGATCCTTCGGTGTGCCAAACTGGCGAAGAAAGTAATTCTTTGCTTTGGTTTCAAAGAACTTCTTGATGGCGTCGGATTGCTCGTCGTTGATCAAATCTTGTTGACGAGCGACAGAGATTCTGGTCCCGGCATCTTTTATGTAACGATCCAACATGCCAATGGGCCTGCCGCTTTCATCCGCAACATCCGAAATGACAAGTCCCTTGCCCTCGGGCCGTGATGCTTCAACCCTTGTCTTCGTCCGACGGCCAGGCGTGAGGTTGCCCGCAATGAACTCCGTCATGCTAGCCGGACTCTTCACCGCTTCACGGCCAACGTCAACAAAGCCAGATGCCAAGTTCTTCGCCGCCTGCAAGGGATTGTTTCCCGCCTCGGCAAGCGCACGGTTCACCGCGTCAAACGTCTCACGGCTCTGCGCAGGCGCAGTGCCCTGCAACTGCGCAGGCGAACGCTCGCGCACCGATTGCATCAGCCCCGTCAAGTAATCCCGCGCCGTGCCCGCAAGCTGCTTCGTCCCCTCCAGCGCACTCGTAACGCCACGGCCATATGCCGCGCTCAGTACCTGCGGGTCGTACGCCGCAGCATCTTCCCACCCCGGCTGCTTGGCCGGAGTGGCTGAAGGAAACTCCGTCGGAATGCTACGGGCTAAATCCTTCGCCACGGCTCACGTTCCCTTTTTCCGCGAAGGCAGCGTGATCTTCACCGGACGATTCACGCCCGCCTTGTTCGCCTGCTTGATGAGCCAGTTGTCCTTCTCACCAACGTCGCCCGTGAAGTCATATGTGTCCTTGACCACATACGACCCATCAGGCATCTCCTTGAACGAAAACGTCCCTAACGTATTACGCAGGTTCGCCGTCGAGTACAACGTCTTGTCCGTGTCAGGGCCGGGCAGCCCACCGAGACGCTCGTACTTGTTCTTGTATGCGTCATGATGCGCGTACGTCACCACACCCGGCAACGCCTTGCCCGTCTTCTTGCTTGATACAGGCTGGCTCTTGGCAAGCTCAATCAACCGACGAAGCTTCGCTAACTCCGCACCAGACAGGTTCTCTTCCGTAATCGGTTCTCTGGTCTTACCGCCAAGCATGGAGGCAAGGTACGTACGTAGATGGAGCGGGATCATCCGCTCGTCCGTTTCGTCAACCTCCCCGCCCTCAGCAAACCGACGCGTCATCAGATCCCCGAGCCGCGATAACTGCTTCTTGGTCAGCCGGCCCTCGCCAAACGTATCACGCATCAAATCCTTCGCCGACATCGCATCACGCGAACGTACGGACTCCGACATCTTCAAAAGCTCCGCGAGCGTGTCAGGCGCGCGCTTGGGCCCTTGAGCCGCGGTCAACGACTCAAGCTCCATGGCCATGCCGCGCGCTGTCCCCTTGTCCGTCTCCTGACGAATCGGGCGCCGCGTCGCGCGGCGCACGGTCTGCGAAATCGGCGTCGAACTGTACTCGGTCGTCGTCTCGCCAGGCATGTCAGACAGGTTCTCAAGCATGGCCCGCGCGGAATCAATGTTCTTCATCGACTCGGCATAGGCTTCCTTGTTCTCACCCTTCAAAAGCGCGAGCAACTCCTTATCCGAAGCCGGACCGCCCTTCGCGCGACCAGGCGGACGCACCGCCGCGGGCGAGAGAATCACATTGCCAAAACGATCCGTGTAGTACCCCGCGTTCTGCGCCCCACCCAACATCGTCGGCCCAAGGTTCGGGTTCTGCGCAAGCGCCTGCTGCGGCAGATTGCTCGTCTGCAAACTCGGCAGATTAATGTTCGCCGGTACGGTTCCAGGAGTCAGGCTGCCAGGCGTTGGCGTAAAGTACGGGGTTGACGTACCACGGCCCGGGGCCGTGGGCAATGGATTAGCAACGTACCCCGGCTTTGGCAGTGTCGTGACAGGGATTGGACCCGGCGTGTAGCCGCCATCGCCCGGAGGACTCGTGGTCGGAGGGCCCGCGGTCGGGGGGCTGATCGGAATCGTCGTCGGTGGAGGACGCGAAGGCAGCCCGCGGCCCGTCTGCGGGGGAGGCGTCTTGTCGCCACCAGGAGTTCCTCGCCCCGGGGAAGGCTTTTTACTGCCCGGAGGTCTTCCAATCCGACCGATCAACCGACCAAGATCGCTGTTCGGGTCAATCGCGTTCCAGTTGAAATTAAACTGCCCACGTGAGGGCTTGCCCGTATCAGGCTTCTCGTCCCGATCGTCGATGCCGTTACGATTGCGATCTCGGAATTCCATGGTCCGGGGATTGCGAAACTCCTCGTCCCGATCGTCAATACCGTTTAAGTTTTGATCGATAAAGTCCGCCGTACGGATCGGCTTATCCTTCTCCAGGGGCGGAGGAGAAGACGGCGGGAACGTAATGCCGCCACCGCCCGGGGGCAGAGTAGTGATAGGCGGAGGATTCACCGGCAACTTGCTGTCAATCAACCCCGGCGGAGCAGTCACGGTGCCGGTTCCCGGACCGGGCTTGCCTGTGTCGCCACCGCCAGGAGGCTTGTTCTTCTTGTCCTCCTCGGCCTTGCGACGCGCTTCTTCCTCCGCAGCACGCCGGGCTTCTTCGGCCCTACGTCTTGCCTCTTCCTCTGCTGCGCGGCGCGCGTTCTCTTCCGCTAGTCGACGGGCTTCCTCAGCCGCTCGAGCAGCAGCCGCGTCTTGCTCCGCACGTCGTCGAGCTTCCTCTTCAGCAGCCCTACGAGCCTGCTCTTCAGCGGCTCTACGGGCGGCTTCTGCTTCTGCTGCACGTCTGGCGTCTTCTTCGGCCTTACGACGAGCTTCCTCTTCCGCGGCTCTACGGGCTGCTTCTGCTTCTGCTTCTGCTGCACGACGGGCTTCCTCCTCTGCTGCTCGGCGAGCAGCTTCTTCTTGCGCACGACGATCGGCTTCATCGTCATACGGGTTAAAACCACCGGGACGGCCTCCCGTCTTGCCCATGCCAGGGCGATCACCAATGCCGGAGTCAATCGGTCGAACGTAAAGGTCTTCCCTCTCCCGCGCTTCCTTTCGTAGACGAGCACGCTCTGCGGCATCCGCCATCTGCGGAGTGTTCTGCCCGGCGTTCGCAGCCATTGCAGCGTTAAACGACGTTGCCGCCGCATTGAGATTCGTCGGTACGGAAGCAGGGGGCTGCGCGGCCTGCGGCTGTGCGGGCGGATTAGTGAACTGCTGAAGATCCGCCGCAGCAGATCCCGGCTGCGGACGAATCGGCTCGGACTCCGGCTCTACCTGAGCCTGTTCCGTGGGCCGTGCAGGGGGAGCCACGCTGAGTTGCTGTAAGTCCGCCGCAGCCGAACCACGAGCAGGCTCCCTTTCAGGTTCCGCCTGCGGGGCGATCGTGTCCGGTGCCATCGAGAACGGAGAAGCCGGCGCAACAGAAAAAGGCGAGGGGCCGATCGGGGCGGTCGGAGTAACAGGGGTGTTGCCGAACAACCCTACCGGCTCGGCTTCTTCCGCACGTGCCTTTGCAAACCGAGAAGCCGCCTTGTATTCCTTCAACCCCGTCTTAGGGTTCTTGGTCCCCGCGCCGCCGAGCTTCTTCAGTAGATCCCGAGCACTGGCGCTGAGAAACGCCAACTCCGTGTCGCCGCCACGGCCCGCGGACGCAACCTTCTTGATAAACGATGCAATGTCTTTGTCCGCTAACTTCTTGGCTTTGGCCATGGCTCAAGGTCCCCAGAGGAGTGGCCTTGACATTCTAGGCCTCAGTAGTATTCGGGAGCAAGCGTGCGTCCAGACGGCTCCGGCTTCTCGTCGGTGTTCAACGTCACGAAGTTCCCTTGACGGAACCGCATCAGCGCCTGGGTCGTCGAGTCCACCATGTCGTCATTGTCGCCGTTCGGGAACGCGGCGCACTCCTCGACCAGCTCTTCCGCCCAATCGGTGTCCGGGGCCCATACCATCCCCGACTCCAAGATCGGCGCGACCGCGTTCGCGCGACTGATCTTGTCCGTCCCCGATCGCCTGCCGCCCGGTGTGTACATGGTGACAGGAATACCGACGCGCCGCAGTTCCTGCTGGAGCGTCACGCCCGTCGCCTTCGCTTCGATCAATACGTTATCAGGATTCCAGCGTTTGTACTCGTCCTTCGCGATCCGTTTCAGTTCAGGAAAGTCCCACCGACCACGCGTGACATCGAGCAGCACAATGTTGGGCCCTGAGTCTTGGTCCGGGTAAAACACGCCCCAAGTCGTAATCACCGAGAAGTCGGCCGTTTCCTTTTTGCTGTAGGCAGTGTCATAGCTCTGGATGATGTAGTTCACGATCGGCGGGGCCTCATGAGGCCAGATGCGCCACCACTCACGCTTCAGGATCGCGCCCTCATCGTTCGTCGGCTGTTGCTGGTACATCGCGTTCCACTTCTGGACCGACAGCGATGCCTTGACAGCCTCTAGTTCCTCAAGCTTCCAGAACTCCGGCCACAGCGGCTTACCACTCGGCAAGATCGCCGGGAACTCAATCACTTCCCATTTATCCGCCCCGCGGCTCGCCTGTGCCTTGAGCAAACGGGCGGTTAGATCCTTCGTGCCCCAACGCGTCATCACCATCACGATCGCACCGCCCGGTTGCAAACGGGTACGCGGACCGCCCTGGTACCAGTCCCACGCATTGTCCAAGGCCAGTTCCGACAGTGCGTCCTGCTCCGAGTGCGGGTCGTCGATGATCAAGATATCCGCACCGCGGCCGGTCACGGCACCGCCGACACCGACGGCGAAGTAACTACCGCCTGCGTTCGTATCCCAGCGTCCGGCTGCTTTGCTGTCCTGCTTCAGCACGACGTCCGGGAACAGTTCCTTGTAGCGATCAGAATCCATCAGGTCGCGGACTTTACGGCCGAATTTAACAGCTAGTTCTGCCGTGTGTGTTGCCTCAAGGGCCTGGAGTCCAGGCTTACGGCCCATCAGATACGCGGGCAACAGGTACGACGCGAACTCCGACTTCGTATGCCGGGGCGGCATGTTCACGATCAGCCGTTTCAGCGTTCCGTTGGCAATGCGATCGAATGCACTGGCCATACGACGGTGATGCTCACCGAGGATCGCGGACGGCCACACGTACCGCACGAAATCGATGAAGTTCTTGCGCGCCTTGTCCTGCGTCTCGAGCAGCATCAGCCGGTATTCCAGCCGCAGACGCTCCTCCTCGATCTCCTTCGGAACGGCGCTCATAGGGTCCAATTGCTTTTCATATGCGCAAAATTTTTGCACGAGTTGACAAGTTGATCAACCCGGGCCTGTTTTTCTACCGGGGTACCCCCGTTCTCTTTGGCTGCCTATTGGCTGTCTGAAATTTGGCATACGCCCGCGAAGCCAGCAAAGCGGCCTGTTTTTTGGCCTGCGTTTCGCGCGATTTTGCCTAGCGCGTAGCGCCGTGCATCGCGGCCCATTATCCCGAGAAAATGCCCGGGATAATCGAAAAATGACAAACATACACGCGCCGGAATGACATACACGGAAACATACAAAGGGCCCCGGCCGGGATGACATACACGGCCACGGAATGACATACACGGCGCCCAGATCCGGGCCCGGGCGGGAGCCCCTCGAGCCCCGGGCCGCGGCCCTCGAGCTCGAGCACCAGGGCGAACGGCCCGCGGACCACGTACCACGCACCACGCACCACGCACCACGCACCAGGGCGAAAGGGCCCCGGCGATCGATACCGCGGAGAGAGTTGCACGGCCCACGGCCCGAGCCTCTCGGGCCAGCCATGGCCGGGAGCGGCCCTCGAGCTCGAGGGCAGGAGCGTGGCGCGCTCGAGCACGGCCCGCGGGAGCTGGAAGGGCGGCCGGGCGATCGATACCGCAGGGCTGGCGAGAGCTGGCCGGGCGGCCCCGGGAAGGGCCGGAGAGCGCCCCGAGCGGGCATAAAAAAAGGGCCCCTCATGGGGCCCTCGAGGGCGGCCGGCGGGAGCCGGGCCGCGTGTTAGGCGTCGACCCAGTCGGACCATGCGCCACTGCGACGGATCTGTATCCGGGTCGCATTCCAGCGCTGGGCGATACAGTGCACGGTGGCTCCTACCGGGGCCGGCTCAGTGGCCGGCAAAACGACGACACGATCCGCGAGCTGGTAAACCACCGCGGACACGCGATCCGCCACAGCATGGCGCGCGGCCATGGCCACCGCTTGCCGCTCAGCATCGAGTAGCGTGAGAACGGCCGGGGAGCTCACGCGGCCACCTTATCGAGCAGTCCGCCCGCGAGCTCTTCGAATTCCACACGCTCGGCGGTCCATGGGATCGAGCGCGCGTACGCCGTCGCACCCGTCACGGCGTCCCATACCGTCTCGATCGGCCGGCCCTCCTCGGTCATGTGTACCGCCTTGACGCGCTCGGCGATCCGGGGCCCGAAACGTGACGAAAGGAAAGCGTCGACCTTGTCGAGCTTCGAAGCTTGCGCCGATCGCAGGACGTTCGACACGTTCGAAGCGCTCGCGCGTGAGTACTCGAGAAGCGCCGGGGCGGCCTCCTCGAGGAATCGATCGGGAGCGCTGGCCGTGTGACGGATCGAAATCTCTTCGAGCTCATGGGCGCCCCATACGATCCGATTCGCGCACACGTAATCGAACAAGAATGTTTTGATTTTTAGGGCGCTGGCGCCGGTCTCGGAATTGGTGACAAAGAATCCGCGGGCGAGCTGGCCGGTCTGGCCGTCACGCCGGCCCGGGAGCTCGATCCGGTTAACTTCATCGGCGAGAAAAACGAACATATCGCGATCGCCGGCGAATAGTGTCGTATTGGCCGTTGTCACCTCGGCGAGCCCGCGGCCGAATTCGCCGGGGACGCGGAAGTCTCCCGTCACGCCGTCGCCGAAGCGCTCCTCAAGGGCGCGCACTACGTCGACATTCCAAATGCGCCCGTACCGCGGGCCAGTGGCGGCCCGGAGCTCGAGCCCGTCGGCGCCGCGCGTGAGCAGGACGCCGGTATCGGTGGCGTCGCGCTCGACCTTGAGCCCGTAGTTGAGACAATCCGCGGCCAGCGGAGCCGGCAAGCTCCGAAGGTAGGCGGCCGGGGCGCCCGAGAGCGTCGCGAGCTGGCCGAATGCCCAATTCGTCGGGGCGGCCGTGTGGCCGCTCGGGCCCTCGATCAGGATCCCGGCGTTGTCATCCGCGGGAATGACGCCGAGCTGGCGCGAACTAAAAACGGCCGCGCGAGAATTCGCGCGGAGCTGCTCGAGCTTCGCGCGCATGGCGGGCAAGCTGGTGAAGCGCTCCTCGGGCGGGCGAGTGGACCATTGCCGGGAAGCTTGCATGAGTGTCGACATGATTAGAGTCTCCTTTCTTACTTTCTGGCCGGGGCGAAATTGCCCCGGCCCCGATACTAGCCTAAAAGATAAAAAGCAAACAAGGGGCCCCTAGTCGGGGCGCCCAAGATCGCCGACCACGTGATGACGCAGGAATGAGCCCGGCGGGAGCTCCCGGGCGAATTGCTCGAGGGCGGCCACGTCATCCCGGGCGCCGCCCGTGCTAGTGCGGGACCACTGCAACGCCACCGGGCCGCCGGCGCCGTAGCATCCGCCCGCCTTATCGGTCCCGACGCGTGCAGCTTGCGCGCCGTGGGCTTCGAATACGACCACGAGCCGCCGATCGGCTCCGCGTGCACACAATGGGCGGCCATTGCCACACGTCGCGCAGTTGATCCGATCCGACACCTCAGCCGGGCAACGCACGAGCCGAACATCTCCGACACGAGTCGGCCACGTGGCGCCCTTCGCTACCGTGAGCACGGCCGCGCGCCCTTTCGCCGTGGCATCGATCGCGCCCTCGAGTGTATCGGCGCTGTGATTTATCACGGTCTCCCCGGGAGCCGGCGCCGGGAGCTGCTCGGCGGGAAAATGTGAGTATGTCCACGCCGTGCCATTCCGTGGCACGGCGCGCCGAACGGCGTCGAGATACTCGGCATCGATCGATTGCGCGCCCTTCTCGGGCCGCGGGTTGAGCGGGCACGTGGCCGGGCAAGTATTGAAAACATCCCCGGATCCGGCGCGGTACGTGACGGCGATCGGCCCGGTTTTTCGGTTTGCGGACTGGCGCACGGTTTTCAACATGACACCACCTCGGCGCGCGCAAGCTGGCCGGCCTTCATTCTGAATTGTTGGCCGTCCGAACGTGTGACGGTCCAGCCCCGGCGAGCGCCGACGCGCTGCTCGAGCGTATAGGTCCAGTCGCAAAGCTTGACGACGAGCCCGGGCGCATACTCGGGGCGCGCCTTTTTCGTCGCATGGTACGCGCGGACACGCTCGCGCCATTGTGCGGCCCATCCCTCGAGCTTCACGTGTGGCGCGTCCAGATACGAGACCGGGCAATCTACGGCGCAGGGGCCGACAGTTTCGTCGAGGTCTTTGTATCCCCAGCCCATCCGACGACGGGCGGACGATAGAAGGTCGAGCCCGATCCAGTGCATCCCGCTCTCGCGGTGGCGGACTAAATACCAATGATGCGAGCCGACGACGCAAGCGCGGGCGAGCTCGAAAGTCTCGCCGAAACGCTCCGGGCGGCGAAGATGTGCGACAAGCTCGGCACGTGTAGTGCACTCGGGCAAAAATAACCAACCCATGGTGACTCTCTCCTTTCTAGTGCGGGCCCGGTATGGGCCCGACGTCGCAATACTCCCACGAAATAAAAAGTACGCGCAAGCCCCCCCCGTGCTATCGATCGGGGCGCGCGATCGGCCCGCGCACCTCGAGCGTGACCGGATCGAGCTCGAAAACATCGCCGGCCGTGTCGACGCCGACAAATAGAACGTGCTCTTCGTTTTCCAAACTTGCCCGCCGGGATTCCATGAGCTCGGGGAGCTCTTCGGGATCGACGTCCGCATCCATCGAGTAGGCCTCGAGACAAGCGTCGATGTATTGCGCGCGCTCGCCCTCGGCGTCTTCTTTGGTTTCAAAGATCAACGGCTCCATGTCTTCGGACGTGGTGCCCTCGAGGGAAACATACAGGCCGGCCATTGTCTCCGTGATCGACGCCCAGCCGGTTTTCACAATCTCGGGCGCGGCGTTCATTCTTCGTCCTCAGCTTTCAGCGCCTCGAGCTCGGCGATCTCCGCGTCGAGCTCTTCATCGGTCATGTTATTAAAGCCGACAAAGCCGGTGAGCAAGTAGTGCATGAGCAGCATATCTTCGGCACCCTCGAGGATCCGAGTCATCGATTCGTCGACCAGAAAATCAACTTTTTCGTCGCGAGTCATAACGCCTCCAATTGTGAGTGATTCAAACATTCGACCAGCTAAAAGTACGCCCGAGCCCTTTGATAGTTTTTAGCCCGCGCTCACGTGCGAGCCGTTCCATTTCGAGAGCTCGAGCGTACAAATCCGGGTGTCGTTCGCGCAACTCGATGATCTCCTCGCGCTTGGACGCAGGGCAATGAAAGCAGCTTGACTTCGCTGGGATCGGCAACCCCGCCGCGGCGATCTCGAGCTTGCATCGGTCTCGGTCCCAGCCCCACTCGATCAGCGGGAATCGGTTTGCGTAACCATCCGCAGCTTTGCCCTCTGCCTTAAATCGGCGAACGCTATCGCGAGGGCCGGCGTCGTATCCGACACATTGCGTGACGGTCAGCCCTTGCGCCCATGCATCACGTGCCGGCTGCCAATTCTTCACAAACTTTCGCTGCGGGTCGATTTTCCACACGATCGAGCATTGATGTTGCCCGTACGCGAGCGCAGGAAGTACGCGATTGCGCACACAACTCTCCGACAAGCTTCGATCGTTCGATTTCGGCCGCGGATTCTTCACGACGGTGACGCGCGGAAATCCCACGCGATCGAGCCATCCATTGATGACCTCGAGGTATGCGTAGGTTTCCGGTTTTTCATCGCCGGTATCAGCGAACAGGATCAGATCGGGCCGTTCGCCCCGTTGCCACAGGCCGACGAGCATGGCCGTCGAATCAACGCCCATGCCGTAAGCCACCACTAGTGGGTTTCGTGTAATCGGTTCCAAGTTCTTTCTCCTTTCTGCGGCCAGCGGCCGAATGAAATCCTCGTACAACTAGAGTGCCCTGTCAACTACCGTCGACCCCTCCCGTGCAATATCGATTGCCAGATCATGAACAGTACAAATCGGATCATGCCCTGCTTCGGCGGCGGATCGGTCGGTAACTTCAGCGGCCCCGGTGGGAATTGCTTTTGTTTCATCCGCGGCGCTCCTTGTGCTCGATGTCGGTCCCATCGAGCCACACCTCGCAACCATTGCGCCACGCAGAGTCCGATCCCCGCTCAGTTTTGAACGTCTCGCACTTTGCGTGTTGATGCCACTCCTTGCCGGTCATCCTAAATTGTTTTTCTTTGTTGTAATCCCAGCCCCAGAGCTTTGTCCGGGGCGGTAGTGTCATGGCTTTCATGCGGCCCCCATTTGGTTAAGCACGTCCAACCGTACAAACGTCCGCACAGGATTGTCCGATCGGATGAACTCCTTGTCCGCCCCACGCAGCAACTTATTAAGAATCTCGGCACCGTTCTCGTCACTTGCTGTTAGCACACAGTCGACCCTCGTCAAAAAGTGCACTTCCTCGCGCTCACCGTGAATGGTTGCGTAGTCGGACTCCATTGCTCCAACATAAAATTTAGTTTTCACAGGGCCCCCTCAACTTTGCGAAGCACTCGCTCGAGCTCCGAGCAAACCTCGTAACTATCCCCCGCACCCGGAACCTTAAACCGGGGCGCGACATTGAGTGCACGCAAGGCAAGCTGCACGGCACCCAGCAGCTCGGGAGCTGCTGCGAGCAAGTAAGCATTTGCCTCTGTCATATCAGCACTCCAGTCTTCGCCATTAACCATTGCGATACGCCCATCAGCACACACAACATCAAAATCTGTTGTGGGCGATCCATCGACGCTCCAAGGGCCCGAAGTATGCTCTGACATTGTCGTCTCCTTTCTAACTTTCTACGCTGGAACATCCCAGCAACCCGAATCTATAACAAAGGCTCACGCCTCTGCAAGTGTGTACATGAGCATATGCCACGGGACCACGCCGTAGTGATAGCGCACGATCGGATCGGTGTCGATGCCAGACTTCGCGAGCTCGAGCACTTGCTTTCCAGAAAATAACAAGAGCTGCCCTTCCCTCGATGCGACCTTACCCGGCGGCACGTAGAGCACCAGAATGAACGTGCGCACTCCAAGCTCCGCATGGCGCGCATGAAATGCGATCTGATGTGGCGAAAGCTTCACCTTGCGGCCGTGCTTCACCACCTTGAGCTCGACCGGGACGAACTCGCCAGTTTGCTTCAGCGCAATGAAACAGTCCGGGATGCCAAGATTTACCCGCGACTCAATCCGGGTAATAAGGCAGTTTGGGAGGTTTTCCTTTAGGCGCTGGTACAGGCTCGTCTCTGGCTTCGCTGGCATCCACTAGCTCCTCTGCCTCTTCGGCTTCCTCGATCTCGGCGTCTTCGGGCTCGTCGTGCTCGAGCTGGATCGGCTCCTTGAGGCTTTCCTTCACTTGCTCTGGCGTGATGTCGATGATCGGGCTGCCGTTGCCGTACAGCTTTTTGATCTCCTCGAGCTTGCGCATGACCTCTTCCTTGCTCATGGAATCGATCGTGCCGTGCCGAATCTCCTTGCGATCGATGTAGATCGTTCCAAGAGCTTGCCCGCGACGGTACTCCGCTTGCACCGCGGCGCCATACGCCCCCGCGGCCAGAGCCTGGTCACGAATGATCTGTAAGTCCTTCATGTGCCGCTCGTACGTAGTTCCGTACTTCTCGGCCATCTCCGCTCGAGCTTTCTGGATCGCCGCGACAATGTGCGGGTTCTTGTCTGCGTTGGTCAGATCCTCGGCGCGCTTCTTGGCATGCTTCTCGGGCCAGCCCGCACGGACCACGGCTTCCTTCAGCGTAACGTGCCCGTCTCCCGCGACGAACTCGTTAACGAACTTCCACTCCTGCGTGGTCAGCTCACGGTTCTTGTGTGGCTTAACAGGCCGCGCCAACTTTTCCAGCGTCTGCGGCTGGAGGCCCTTGCCGATCTTCTTGCCGAACTCCTTGTCAGCCTTGCTGCGTAGCTTCACGCAACCCTCCACACGCGCCAGCCGTCCTCGACCTTCCGACACGAGAACTTCGTCCCGTGGCGCTTGGAGTACATCCACGCGGCGCTGCGAGCGTTCTTCGCCGACTCAGCATCGGCTAACAGGAAACTGTCCCCCACGGCCATGACAGGGAAGGGGTACTTCTCCCGCTGGGCTTCGGCGGGGATCGGAATGCCCGAATCAACTCTTAACATACCAGCAAGTCTACTGCTGACAATTCCTTGCCGTCCAGCCTTTGAAGCCACTTTAGTTAGACTTTTTTAGGGTCAACACATTTTTCTTTTTCAAAAAATCATCCCGCGCGCGCACCCCAGAGAAATTACACCTATTGACCCCCTGTAATGTACCGTGTAGCTATAACTCACTGATCTACAACACTTCTTACACCATTACGTCTATTACGTCATTTTTTGAAAAAATAAAAACAAAAACATAGTAGACCCCTCCAGAGTCCTACTAATGTGCGTTTTTGGTGTTTTTCGACCATCAGCCGGTCATTTGCTGCCCCGTGGTCCGTGATCCATGTTGCATCAAAACCACACCCTCCCCAAAACCCAACAACTTAACTCCTTGATTCTTAACAAGTTAATTTAGTTGACTCATTGACTAGTCTATGAGATAATATGTTGTCGGCCCTTCACGGTGCCGGCGTTCTTTAACAACCAGAAAGGAGAAAGTTATGGCAAAAGCCAAGGCCACTGCGGTTGCCTCGAAGAAGTCCTACGGCACCTGCTTCAGCGTGATGTATTTCACGGACGAGGGGGACGCGGACACCTTTGCCAAGATCGTTAGGACCAGGGGCGATGTGTGCAACGGCGGCTGGTACTCTGGAGTGGCGTGTGGTCGATGGGAGGAGTTTGACCACACGGACCAGGACGGCGTCCAGTGGTACGCGGTGACTACTGCGTGATCCGGGGGCCCCGGGGAGTGATCCCCGGGGCCTTTTGCTTTGTAAAAACCCCCGGGTCTCATCGACCCGGGGTCCGCGGCAAAGGGGTTGGAGTGCTGGAAAAGCGCCGCGACAAACTTACTGGACCCCCGCGCCCATGGCCTTCTTGAAGTCTCCTTCAAGCATACGGGCCGCGGTGCGGACGGTCATGATCTCGCCGAATTCGATTTCGGAGATATCGACCTCGAGGGGGCCGGGGACGAGTCCAGGAACGACGACCACGGGCCCGACGAGCCCGTAGCGTGTGCCGTTGATCGTGAGGGTGATCATCTGCACGAGTGGGGCGCGGTCCGGTTCCTCGAGGCTTAAGTCGTCCATGTCGTTCATTCCCTCATGTTGCGCCCGGACTCGTACCAATGCAAATCGAGCAAGAGCCGCTCGATATGCGTGGTGAGCCCGTCGCGTTCCTGTTTGAGCCCCTTGACTTCCTCTGCGAGGGACTCGAGGAGGACGTTTTGGACTTCGATGCGTCGGCGCAGGGCGAAGACATACTCCCGGAGCTGGAGGTCGTGGATCGGGATGGGCGGGTCGTCGGTCGAGTTGATCGCGGGGACTAACATGTCGCACCCCACTCGTAATAGCCTTCCCGATTTAAAATCGCCCGGACCTTCTCTTCGGCGGCCAGCGCCTCTTCGACCAGAGGACGCAGGGCCTTGGTCCGTGGCTCGTGGTTATAGCCCCCTGTGAGCTCGAGCGTGAGCCCTTGGAGCGCCATGTTGGCCTCGTGAAGCGCGAGGAGTGTGTCTTTGCGGTTCATGTCTTCTTGATCCCCTGTGCTAAAGCGAAAAACTTCTCCAATTTTTGCACGGTGATTTCCGTGCTGCCCATTCTGAATACGATCCCGGCTTTCTCTGCAAGTTTGATCACGTTATATAACTCGCCGCCTTCCAGCGAACGGGCGCACTCTTCGCAGTGTGTTTTCTTGCGTAGCCGTGGGTAGAGGTTGCAGTAGTCACAAGTCAGTTCCTTGTCCATCCACTGCCAGCCAAAACATATCCGCATCATGGCGCGGTGGAATGCGTGGGGTTTGCGGGTTACTCCAAACTGCTGGACACCCTCCGCGCCCGGCAGTAGCCAACGGCCTAGTTCTTTCTTCTGATGCACAGATGTCATTTGCTTTCTCCCCTCGCACGGATGGTGTCGAAGAACTCTTCGGTGTTCATCGGACAACCCCCCGTATCCTATCGGATACAAGCTTGGCGTAGCCGGCGATGTCGTCCCACGAATCGGCCTTGTTCGGATCCCCGTTAACGATGCGGGACATCTTGGTCGCGATCATCTCGAGGGCTTCCCATTGGTCGTCGGTAAACGTGCGGCCGTGATCTTCGGCATGCTCGGCCATGGCGCGCTTCAATGCCTGGGCAAGCCGGGCGTTGTCCGCGAACGTGCCGTAGTCACTCGCGCGGGTGTCGAGGATGCCATCGAGGCCCGTGGTCCGTGAGTCTCGATCCCCGAACAGCGCATCCACTTCGTCGTTCGTGAGAAGTGGCTTATCCATCTGCTCACGCCACGTGGGCGCGGCGACTTCAGCGTTCCCTGCGGCCTTCTCGCGAAGCTTGTAGGCGTAGGGGATGGAGATCCCGAAACGCTTGGCGACGCCGCTGACCTTGGCGCCAGGGCTGTCGTGGAACCAGTTGATGGCGCGTTGAGCGGCGCCCGACTTCTTGAGTTTTTTACTGGAGGGCATTGAGGGTCTCCTTCTGTTGATAGAGGTGAGCGACGCAAGAAGGCGGGAAAGCCGCCTCTTGTGAGTCGTAGGCACAGGCCGCGGCGATCGGGTCGGAGGCGCTGTTGATGTACTCTGTTCTCAGATGCAAGTCGTACGCGCAGTACGCAAAAACACTGAGAAGAATAGAGCCAAGCACGCCGCAGACAGCAACAAAAAACTTTGTATCACTTTCCATTTCAATCTCCTTTCTAGGCTTTCTAACGATTAAAAGTATTCTCTTCCGCCCCTCGAGCATCTCCAATTGGGTCTTGGAACATGCGGGTCGATGGGCCTGCGCCTATTGCGCAGAAACCAAGTTATACCCATGACTAGGCTAAAAAACAAGACTAAACCTAATCCAGACATGATGATCTCCTTCATGCTTTCTTCTTTCTCCTCACCCTTATAACCCGCCTTTCCTCGAAGTGCAAGATCCGGTGGCAATTCGCGCAGAGGGGGATGCACTTCTCCTCCGCCTCTTTGATGGCCTCCTTGAGGTTGTTTTGCTTGAGGATGAGATCGTTCACGGAACGCTTGTTATGGCGGATCACGTGGTGGAAGTCGATCACCGCGGGATGGGAAAAACCGCAGTGCGAACAGGACTGTTTGGATCGGTAGTCGAGCCACGCCTTCTTGACCGAGGCGCGGCGGGTGCCGCTTTGTTTGATGACTTGCTGGGCGTTCTTCAAATACCAGCGACGCGAGTACTCGCGCTGGCGTGCCGCTCGGACCTTGGCGTCCTTGAACGGCACTAGAGCCGTCGTTTCCAGTAGAGGGCTCGTGCAAAGGAGTAGGGGATGGCGGGCTCGTAGAGCCGAAAGCCACAGGTGATGAGGTTATTGGCGCTTGGGACGTTATCCGTGGTGTCTGAAACCGCCCAGTTATACCCCTGCCGCTTGGCCCAGAGCAGCCGCGCGCGGATCAGACGGCGTTGGATGCCGCCCCCTCGAGCAAGTGGCGTGACGCCGCAGCGGCCGAGGTAGACCCCATCGGGGATTTGTTGGGAAGGAGACAGACACGCGAACCCGACCGGCGTGCGGCGGTGGTAAGCGATCCACCAGACCCCCTCTTCCGGGAAGTACAAAGCATCGTGCGGCAGACAAGCCCGTTGCAGCTCGATGAGTGTCTCTTCGACTTCCGGGTTCGAAGGATCGACCTTTTCACAGACGACCTTCATAGGCCGCCAGTGTACGGAAGATCCGTGCTATTTCAACGACGCGCCGTAATACTTTAAGACTGTTTCAAAGCAGAACAAATGGCCTTCCAGGGTCTTGATGTCGAGTTCCTTGTCAAGCTCGAAGATCGCCGTGCCCTTGCCCTTCTTGCGGGCGGCGAGGTCCGTGGTCAGCGATTGGTAAGTCCTGGTGAGTTCCACGACGACGATCTGATCGAGGAGGTCGTTGGGCAGCTCGAGGGTGATGGACTCTTCCTTGGGCTGCTTGGCCAGGAACCGCTTGGCGGCTTTCTTGCCGAGTGTGCGTTCGAGTACGGCTTTGCGGCTCATGTTAACCTCCGATAGTCGATCGGTAACTTTTCGCTTCTTCATCTTTTGGACTTCCGGTCGGGCGGCGTTATTTTCCACCCTTGCGGCGTCTGTCGAAAGCCTACCGCATGAAGCGCCTCGATTGAGCGGCAAGCCCCGTCAACGCGCTTGTGGCTGCGGAAACTTTCGGGCGTGGCAAAGACTTGTTTGCATTCGGCGCAGCGGCGGATCTTGGGCACGGTCATTGGTCGCGGGCCTCGAGCATTGTATCGGCCATCTCGTAGGCTTCATCGGCAAGCACTTTCGCGGAGTACATCCCGCGAGAAGAGGCCAACAGCCCTAAGAGCGCCTGTGCCGCGAAGTAGTCGCGTAGCGTGAGACCCCCTCGGATCCGAGCATCGCCTTCGTCGTTCACTACCCGATCGGGGAATACCTGGCTCATTCGAAGTCTCCGTCGTCTTCTACGGTAAATTCATCGATGATCTGATCCTCGAGCAAGATGCGCTGAGATTCACTCAGTACCTTGAGTATGTTTACGCGAGAGACTTTGCCGTCTGGCTTCTCGAGCGATACATAAGCGGCTTGGATATCGACCATCGGGGGCAGCGTAACGCCGTTGACGTCCATGGGCGCAAGTACCTCAAAAGTGAGTTCGACGTCTAGGCTTAGTTGTGTCCGATGTTTCACTTTCTTTCTTCCTGTTGGCCTCGATGCGGGCGAGGAGCTCCGCTTCCTTGTACGTCTTGTCAAAGAGCTCGTCGATCAGCGGGCGGATGATGGATCCCATCCCCGCCTTATAGAACTTCTGAAGCTCTTTGATCTTTTGGTAGGTCTCCATGTGGATCATGATCGACCGGAACTTCGTGCCCTTGCGCTTCTCTGGAGAGAAGCGACCGGGGTAGCGGTACTTGCGCTTGCGTCGATAACGCCAGACGTACTCTTTAAGCTCGGCAAGCTTGGGCTCGGCGGACTTGTCTCCGGCCTCGACGCGCGCAGTCAAGCGCCTGACTCCAATGCGTGGAAAGCGCTTGTTGAAGTCGTCGTAACTCAAATTGATCCACTTCAGACCTTTCGGCAAAGGCTTATCGTCCGGGGATCTTTTTGCTCGTGGCATACGGCTCTCCTTTCTCGTTTACGACTCTAACCGCTCGATACCGCAAACGCAACTATCCTTTTGCTTCTCCCCACGAAGGCCCAAGCTCAACGTCTACACGGGAGGGGACTTCGAGGGAGACGGCTTCGGCCATGATCCGTGCGGCTTCCTGCGCCTGTTCTTTGTTCTCGACGCTCACGGCGATTTCATCGTGCACTTGCAAGAGAAGGCGGAAGCCGGCTTTGTTGAGCGCGACCATCGCGGCCTTGGTCTGATCCGCGGCCGAGCCTTGAATGAGGCGATTAAGACCTTTGTACGTCATCGCACGCTTGATCCGTGGTCCGTATTCAATGACGGCTTGTTCGCGCGGCAGCGCCTTGTTGATGCCGTACTCCACGGGTTCCCAGAGCGGGAAGCGGCATTTGCGGCCCAGCAGCGTACGGATCGAGCCGCCCGAGGCGGGGTGTTCGATGCGCTTCATCACGGCGTTGACCGTGCCCTTGAGGAACGGGACGTTCATGTGGAAGCTTTGGATGAGCTCCGCGGCTTCATCAAGTGGCAGATCGAGCGAGTTGGCAAGCTTCTGCTTGCCCATTCCGTACATCAATCCGAGTCCGATGGTCTTTGCGGCTTTGCGCTGGATCCCCGCCATATCTGCCACCATTTGGTGGAAGTCGGTGTCTGGGCTGCTGCGATATGCTTCCGCCATGCGCTCCGCTCCTGGTAGATCGAGGAGGGTAGCGTAGTGGACGAGAAGCCGAGGCTCCTGTGAGCTGAAGTCGTTTGCTGCCCAAAGTTGTCCTTCTTCGGGGAGGAAAAGCGAGCGAACCATCGGGCCGATAATTTCATGACGCGCGGGTACCTGTTGTAGGTTGGGGTTGTTCATCGAGAGACGCCCGGTAACGGTACCACCGTCTTCGGATCGCATCTGGTTGATGTGCGGGCGGATGCGCCCATCGGCGGCGCTGTGGTTCATGTAAGGCTCGAGGAATGTGCCGTGGGTCTTGTTGAACTCACGTGCTTCGATGATGAGCTTGGCGATCTCGTGCGGATGGCCATCGAGGAACGTCTTGGTGAAGCTTGGCAAGCCAGTCGTCGTCTTGGGGTAGGGGATCCCGAGTTTGTCGAAGGCCTTGGCGATGCTTGCCGCGGCCCAGATGTCGACCTTCTCGCCGGAGAGGGCTTTGATCTGCTTGATGTGCTCGGCTTCCTTGCGCTTGAAGTCGGCGATGAGTTGCTCGCACTTGTCGCGGTTGAAGCGGATGCCTTGGAACGTGAGGTTGATCAGCACCGGCAGCAGCTCGGTCTCGAGCGTGAAGATCGACTCGACTTCTTCTTTCTTGATAAGCGTCTTGAGGTGGTGCCAGAGCTTGAGCGTGAGCGCCGCGTCCTGTTCAGCGTACTCGCCGACATACATCGCGGGAAGCTTCCAAAGCTCTTTCTTGGCGTGCACGCCGAAGTCGGAGGCGGCGTCCTTCAGCCCCTGCTCTGACTTGACCTCTTTGAGGTAATCGAAGCCGAGGCTGTTGAGGGCGTAGCTGAAGCGGTTCTCGTCGATGAGAGGCGCCGCGAGCATGGTGTCGTAGACTGTGCCGTTGACCATGAAGCCCGAAGCTCGCAGCCAGCCGAGATCGTAGGCGGCGTTGTGCATGATCTTGTCGCACGGCAACTCGAGGACTTTCTTCATCCAGCGATTGACGATGCGCTCATCGAGGTTGCCGCCGCCCTGATGGGCGATCGGGAAGTAGCCCTTCCATCCGTCTACCGCGACGGCGTACCCGACGATGAATCCGTCCTTCCGGGGCCATCCTGGCCCCATCGACTCCATGTGGGGGTCACATGTTTCAAGGTCGATCGCAATCTCCGTTGCGGCGGAAAGATCGGGAAAGTTGGCGGGCGGCACCCACTCCGAGGGCCGCTGAAACATAGGCATGGTGCTCAAAGTCGAAACCCCTTGTAAGAATTCTTGGGTAAAACAAAATGCAAAGACTGCTTGGCGCGGGTAATGCCGACGTAGAGCAGCCGGTTGATGTCATCGGAGTTCTTGTCGTACTCCTGCGCGAACTTGGTCGAAAGGTCGCCGATGAGGAGGACGTTGTCCGCCTCGCCGCCCTTGGCGCCGTGAATCGTGGACAGTTTGATCGGCACCTTGCCGGTGACCTTCACGCCACGACGCAGGAGCGCGATGAGGTAGTTGCGCTTGTCTTCGGCGATCTTGGTCAGCGCCTCGTGCCAGATGGCATCGGTCTGTAGGCCGTGGTCCTTGGTCAGCGAGGCATGGGTATACATAGCTTCTACGCTCGCCGTCTTCAGCCCTTTGTGCCCACGCTTGACGGCGCTGAGATCGAGGAACTTGTAGATGGTTTTGACTGTCTCGAAGGGGATTTCACCGCCCTTGCGCAGGCGCTCCCAGCCGGTGACGGCATGGAGGACGGACTCGGGGATGCTCCGTTGTCCGTGACGCTCGAAGAGCAGCCCTTGGGATTTGATCCACTCGTGCATATCGGTGAGCATGTAGTTCGCGGCGGCGAGCACTAGCCACTCGCCTTGGGTGATGTCTACGTGATGGAAGTCGTTGTAGTAGACGATCGCGCCGCCTTCGGTGCGGGGCTTCCAGACCTTGGGCTGACGCTTGCGGATGCGATTGACGACCTGATCGGCGAGCGCGTGGATCTTGGAGGGGACGCGGTAGGATTGCTCGAGGACGCGGATCTCCCCGCCAAGAGTGAGAAAGGAGTCAACGTCCGCACCGGCCCATGTGTAGACTGCTTGATCGTCGTCGCCGGCGATATAGGTGCGTTCGGCGCGTTCGATAAGCTCTTTAACGAGACGCCACTGTAATTGCGATAAATCCTGAGCTTCGTCAATAATTAATGTTTTTAATGACGGAAGTCTGTCAGGTTCGTCTAGAACTTTCTCTAACAAGTCCGTGAAGTCCAGGAGCCCGCGTGAGGCTTTGTAATGTCTGTAGGCCCGATCAACATACTCGAAGTGATGCCACTCGATCGCCATCCGGCTCTCGTTGTAATGCTGGCGAAGATCCTTGCCCTTGATCCGCGCGATGTTGACCTCGTTCAGGATGGGGTGATCCGCCTTGATGGCAAACTCCTCTTCGCCCTTCTCCACGCCCAACTCAATCCCCGCCTCTTTAGCGAACTCTGCGTAGTGCTCGGGGCCCATCATGTCCTTGCTGGTGATGCCGAGACATCGGTAGGCGAGCGAGTGCAGGGTACGGAACCACGGGAAGTCTAGGTCCGAGTTCAACGCCGGGAACTTCTGGATCGCCCGGTCACGGGCTTCGGTTGCTGCCTTGCGAGTGAACGCAAAGTAGCCGATCTGCGTCGGATGGACGTCCGCTGCGAGTTCGTTTTGTACCACCGAGAGTAGGTAAGTCGTCTTGCCTGCGCCCGGAGGACCGAAGACCTTTTCGACGCTCATGGTTCGAGGGGCGGGGCTGGGTAGTAGGGAGCGATGTGGATCGCGAATTGTTCGGGTTGTTCGGCTTGCTTGTCTTGCGCATCACGGTAGTCGTCGAACACGCCGACGATCGAGACCGGATGATCAGGCTTGGTCCAGTAAACCACGAACACCATGCGTTGGTGGTTATTCATCGTTCCCCTCCTCGAGCTCGCGCTGCGATTCAAGGATCATGTCAACCCGCGCCATCTTGCAGGACCAGACGATGATCGGCGTGGCTTCCCCAACGTAAGCGCCTTCGATGTTGAAACTGATGTACTCCTCGGCCTCCTCGTACGACAGGCCAGACTCGTGCATCAGTGTCGCTAGGATGGCGTCACCGTCGTAGACCAATGTGTCTACGCGATCAGTGCTGTTGGGCCCACTCTTCTGCCACACCGTGGCGATACCAATCAGCGCGCTATCAAACCCGGCTATCTTGAGCATTAGAAGGGGCTCCTGCTTTTCTTTTGTTCGGGGGTGTCAAACGGTGAATCCTGTCGCTCAAAACGCGGGATGCGCCAGCACCGTGTCGCGCGGTTCTTGAGGAAGAGGCTAATAGGCTCACCGCCAAGGTCGCGCAGCCGCTGGGCCATCTTCGGCAGCGACATGCTCTTGAAGTTATTGCGAGTAAGGTGCGCCTCGAGATCCTTCATGCGGAAGTACGTGCGAGCTTCTTCGTCACTCGTCCACGGTCTGCCGAGCAGGATCTCGTCGCGGTCCAATGCCTGCTGTAGGTGTGTGCAAAACTCCTCGAGGAGATCGTTGAAGCGTCCCGTGACCGTGGTGTCTTCGCTCGCGGCTGTGATCTGCTCGGTCTCGACCATCTCGGTAAGCAGTGCGTTAAGAAGCTGCTCCCAGTCGGGCTTCTTGACTGCCGGCGGCAGGATGTTGAGCTTCTCGACGCAGGCCTTTTGGAAGGCCATCTGGTTAAAAAGGCTTTCCGTGTCGAGCTCGATGCGCTTGCCGTTAACGTCGAGAAACCAAAGTGGTGGTTCGCTCGCGTACTTCGAGAGCGCAGAGAGCTGCGGGGAGTCTGGCCCGTGGGCCCCGATCCCAAACTTTCGAGTCCTGCACAGGCCGCTATTGCAGAAGCTATTGAGCGGCGCGTCCTTGCACTTGTACCGATACTCCTTCTTGTTGATCTGCTTGATCAACATCTGCACTTCGTTGTTCGGGAGCGGAGGGCTCACGTACTTGTAGTTGTACTCGACGATCAGGTTGTCCCACGTCGCCGGGTGCGCGCGCTTCAGGTAGAGGCCGATGTTGAACAGCGCATTGTTCCGTGTGCCTTCGGGCACGCCTTGTGCGCAGATAGCCTGTAGGCATGGAGGACCATCCTTAACGGGGGCGTCGGGGGCCTTTGGCTCTTCGGGGAACTTGAGCGCCTTGTCCTGCACGAACTGGTCGTACAGGGCGTAGAACTCTTCCATCGTCGCGGCTTTGCCATCATCTTTGAAGGCATACCGCATCGTGTCGTCGCCGCCGAAGTACGGCAAGTTCAGGAAGTTGCCGGTGTCGCCTCGCTCGACGAGGATCTCGGCTTGCTTCGGGAAGATCTCGCGACCGGCTTCACCAAGAAGCGCCGCGGAGGCTTTCAGATACCGCTGCATCTCGGCAGCGGGGATCGGTTCTTTGACGAACAGGAATACGTGTGCGCCGCCTGACTTGCTGCGGCACACGACAAGGGGCAGCTCGAGGCTACGAATCTTTTTGATCAACCCCGCGTGATCGAGAGGATACTGATCAATATCAATACATCCCCAGATGCAGGAGTTATCGGCACGAATGGGGATGATGCCCAGCGACGGCTCAACGCCCTCGATGTGCTTCTGCCAAAGATCATCAGTCGGCGGCTTGCGGACGACAACGGCTTTACCGGCTTGCTTGCCATTACCTTTGTCGCCTTCGATCTTGTACGTCCCATAGGCAATATCCAAGCCCGAAAAGATTGCCTTGAAACGTGAAATATCGGTCATTTCTGCTTTCTCGAAAGATGGGGCCTACTTGCAACATGTAAGTGGGGGAAAATATTGCTTTCGGCCCCGGGAAACATCAGAACGGTGTGGCGCCAGAGGCTCCTTCACCGTCGCTATCGTGCTTGGTCTTCACCGCACCGGATGACACCGATGCCGCAAAGCTCTTACAAATAGCGTAAATGCTCTCGTCTTCGACAGTACCGATACGCTCGACTTCCCAGCCGAACCACTTGCCCTTGTCGTTTGACTCAGGCTGCGTGGAAAGCCGATACATCTGACTGTACATCGGGGGCGTGAACAGGCCGTTCTTACCCTGGAGCTTAACCGCTTGCATCATGCTGTTCCACTTGCGGCTCTTCTTGAGCTGCGTGGACTTCATCACGACGAGTGCCGGCGCGGGGGTGCCGTCTTCGCCGATGACCATGATGTAGTGGTTGGCCGTGTTTTCGATGTAGTTACCGTTGTCCAAGTAGTCCTTGTTGTCACCGGGTTCCCGATGAGTCTTGGACAGGACGTCACTAGTTGCCGGGTAAATGTGAATGGGCGCGCCAGATCCACTGCCCCGCGGAGCCCACTCGATGTACTGACGCACATAGGCGCACGGAACGACCGTGATGCCCTTCTTGCCGTCATAGAGTTGGTTCGTAACGGAGTTTAGGATCATGCCGGGCAGGGCTCCGTCGAGCTCACCGACTTCGGGCGAAGTATTGGTGAGCAAGCGCAGGAAGGGCAGGGCGAAGTCGTCCTGATTCATCCCGGAGAAGCTGCTGCCGGCATCCTCCTCGAAAGCCGAGGCGATCGCCAAAGCGGTGGAGGATTGGGTC